TTATATGAATACTCATAGATTTACGCATCAAATGAATATTTACGATAATGAGCCAGATAGAGAATTATTTGAAAGTAGTTTTGTAAGATATACTTACGATAAAGGAGATCTTTCTCAAGAAGAAGTAGATCAATATATCGTCCTTTGTACAGAAGTTGTCATATCCTCTAATATTCAACAAACAATTAATGTTTTACAGCATCAAATAGAATTATCCATGCAAGAAGATGGAAAAATACCAATGGCACTTGTAGAAGCGAGTAGTACTGCTCGTAAAGAATATAATGATTGTGTTAATCGTCAACAAAAATTAAATAACGATCTTAAAGTAAAAAGAAGCGACAAGTTAAGCAAGCAAGTCAAAGAAACGGCCTCCATTATAAATCTTGTTCAAATGTGGAAAGAAGAAGAGAGTAGAGCTAAACTTTTAAAAATGGCAGAAATGAGAAAGAAAACTATTGAGAAAGAGATAGACAGATTATCCACAATGGAAGAAGTTAAATGCAAAATATTAGGAATCTCTAGAGATGAGATTTTAAATGGATGAGTACGATATGTAAAGTGGATGGTAAAGAGTTTAAAGATGAGAAAAGTCTTCATCTTGCATTAAGGTCTTATGGTCTAAATAAAGAAAAGTATTATCACAAGTATTATCCAAGAAAAGACCTTTTAACTGGCGAAGTAATTAATTTTAAAACTAAAGATCAATATTTAAGCAGTGATTTTAATGACAAAAATAATATGAAAAAATGGCTGAAAGAACAGCCCGCCGACAAAGCTCGAGAGTATTGTAAAGAACTTTTAATAAAAAGAAAAGATACTAAGAATTTAATTTATTCTCCAACTCAAGTAGAACTAAGAACAATCATGAGTCCCTCTATAATTTTTTATAATAAAATATTTAATGATTATTATGATATTTGTTCAGAAGTTGGACTAGAAAATAAGTTTATACATCCTAACAATATAGCTCATCATTTTAAAAATAAATTAAATCAAAAGAATACAATTTATGTTGACACAAGAGAGCAGAATTGGTTAAAATTCAATATACCTTTTGAAATTAAAACTTTATCATTTGGAGACTATACTTCCGATAATGATAATTGTAATTGCTTTATAGAAAGAAAGAGTTTGAGTGATTTCATTAGTACGTTAAGTGTTAAAAACTATGATAGATTTAAAAATGAGATAACAAAAGCTCATACAAATGATGCCTATCTTATAGTTATAGTTGAAGAGAAGTTAAGCAACGCTTTAAGCTTCCAATATCTTCCTCATATAAGTAAAAAAATTAAAGCCACACCAGAATATATATTTCATAATGTTAGATTATTATTACAAGAATTTAATAATCTTCAATTTCTTTTTGTAGATGGCAGAGAAGAAATGAAAAGAGTTATAGAATGTATTCTACCTTCTGATTGTTTCTATCGAAAGGTTGATTTGCAACTAGCATATGATATGAAACTACTATGAAACTACTATGATATATTGTCCAGAGAAATACATAAGAGAAGTTAAAGATGTAAATGCTGAACTAGCTCAATTACAAGGCTATCTTAATGATAAAGAAGCGAAAATTAGTTTAGCAAAATTTTTAAGAGCAAATCTAGGTTTTACCACAGAACTTATCAGTGGCGTTAAGCTTGCGGCATACCAAGAAATTCATCTAAAAGCTTTAATGAATAGAAATTTTAATATGTGTGTTTTTGGTCGTGGGTGTGGTAAATCATTTATGGCTGCTGTATTTTGTTTCTTGCAATGCGTTTTTGAACCTAATACAAAAATTCTTATTGCTGGACCAACCTTTAGAACAGCAAGATTTATATTTAATAATTTAGAAAAGATCGTAGAAAGTAAAGGCGCAGAATTGCTTTCCCAATGCTTTGGGTCGAAGGCCAAACGGAATGATCAATTTGAATGGCAGATTAATGGTGGAAGCATTGTGGCAATCCCATTAAACGGAGAAAAAATTCGAGGATTTCGAGCTAATATTCTTGTACTTGACGAGTTTCTTTTGCTTCCAGAAGAAATTATTAAAAATGTTTTGATGCCATTCTTAGTCGCCCCACAAAATATGAAAGAACGAATGGAGATTCGTGAATTTGAAGATAAATTAATAGCAGAAGGGGTAATGAAAGAAGAAGAAAGAATGGTATTTGAAAACACAAGTAAAATGATTGCACTTTCTTCCGCAAGCTATACATTTGAAAATCTTTATAAAACATATAACGAATGGTGCTCAAAAATCATGGACAAAGAAAAAGGAGAAGCAAAATATTTTGTGAGTCAATTAAGTTACGAGGCCCTTCCAGAAGAGATGATAGATAAAACAATCATCGAAGAAGCTCAGGCTGGAGGATCAAGCCATAGCAGTTTTCTTAGAGAGTATTGCGCACAGTTCACAGATGGTAGCGATAGTTATTTTAATGCAAAAAAGATGGAAGACTGCACTCTAAAGCTTGGAGAAGAGCCTCATACATTACTTAGATCAAAGTCAGATAAAAAATATATTCTAGGAATTGATCCTAATATGAGCGATAGTCCAAATGCCGACTATTTTGCTATGGCAGTTCTAGAAATAGATGAAGAGGCAAAGACTTCGACGCTAGTTCACACATATGCGGGTTTGGGGAATTTAAAAAATCACGTTGCTTATTTATATTATATTATGACTCATTTTAATATCGTTTTTATGATTATTGATAATGCAGGAGCAGACGTATTTCTTTCTTCTTGTAATGAATCAGAAGCATTTAAAAAAGATAAGATTGATATTAAAACATTAGATTTTAATTCTGATCTAGAAGGACTAGACTATGAATTGATGGTAAAAGATATAAGAAATAAATATAATTTAGAAGATAAAAGAATAGCCTTTAATCAAGTATTTACAAGTAATTTTATTAGAAAGGCTAATGAGTATTTACAGGCTTCTATTGATTATAAGAAAATATGGTTTGCTTCTAGCACAAGCGCGCATGAAGATTTCTTTAATAAAACAGTAAATAGTCATCCTAATTTAAATTCAATAAGAACAGAAGACAAAAAAGATTGGACTGTTTTAGATTTTATAGAGAATCAAGATGATTTTATATATCAAACCAAAAAACAATGCGCTCTAGTAGAGCATAGCACAACAAGCCGTGGTACACAAAGCTTTGATTTACCACAGCATCTTAAAAGAAGTGCGTCTGCCAATAAAGCCCGTAAGGATAATTATTCAGCTTTAATGTTAGCAAATTGGGGCTTTAAATGCTACCTTGATATTGTTTCAAAGCCAAAAACATTAGAAATTCAAACTTTTTCGCCTATAATGATTACATAAGGTGTAATATTTTAAGAAAATGGCTAAAAAGAATCAAAATAAATCAAAAAAATCGAAAGATAATCAAAGTATTCCTTTCATGGTTTCTACTGCTTCTGTATACGAGAGCAAGGCCTCAACTAATGGCGATTCCACAAGAGTTAGACGCAATCTCTCTGGTAATATTATTCGTACTGATAGATATAAGAATATTGATGATGGCTTAATTCCATTTAAATATTCATCTGGAATTAAAGGCAATTCTAATATAAATATTAGAGATGCAGTTATTCTTTGTCAAAAATGCTATTATAATTTTGCTATATTCAGAAATACCATTGATCTTATGACTGAATTTAGCACAAGTAATATTTACTTTCAAGGCGGAAGTCAAAAATCAAGAGACTTTTTTCACGCCCTATTCAAGAAGATTAATATAGTTGATCTTCAAGATAAGTTTTTTCGTGAATATTATCGTTCTGGTAATGTATTTATTTATAGATTTGATACAAGAGTAAAAGATGAAGATATAACTAAAATTACTCAAGCATTTGGATTAACAAGTAAAGCTGCTGTAGACTTGCCAGCAAGATACACAATTATTAATCCAGCAGATGTTCAGATTGGTGGAACTATTAATTTTGCAATAGGAAGATATTATAAAATGCTTAGTGATTACGAGCTAGAAAGATTAAAAAATCCAAAGACAGATGAAGATATCGAAGTATTTAATAGTCTTCCAATTGAAACGCAGAAATTAATTAAAACTAATTCTATCGGCGTTCTCAGCATTCCTTTAGATAGAGATAAGATTTCAGCAGTATTTTACAAAAAGCAAGATTACGAGCCATTTGCTGTACCAATGGGATTTCCAGTATTAGAAGATATTAATTGGAAAGCAGAGATGAAAAAAATGGATATGGCTGTAACAAGAACTATGCAACAAGCAGTTCTTCTTGTAACGATGGGCACAGATCCAGACAAAGGTGGAGTTAACCAAAAGAACTTAGAAGCAATGCAAGCTCTATTTCAAAATGAGAGTATTGGTAGAGTATTAATTGCAGATTATACAACTAAAGCAGAATTTGTAATTCCAGATATCGGTAATCTTATTGGTCCAGAAAAATATGAAGTTGTAGATAGAGATATTCAAATTGGATTGAATAATATTTTAATTGGTAGTGAAAAATTCGCAAACACAAGTATCAAAGTTCAAGTATTTATGGAAAGACTTAAGCAAGCTCGTCAAGCTTTTATTAGCGAATTTCTTATTCCAGAAATTAGAAGAATAAGTAAGGATCTAGGATTTAAAAATTATCCAGAGCCACAATTTGAAGATATTGATCTTAAAGATGATGTTCAGTATTCTAGAATATTTAATAGATTAATGGAATTAGGAATTTTAACTCCAGAAGAAGGTCTAAAGGCAATAGAATCTGGAAGATTACCAACTCCAGAAGAGTCTGAATTATCTCAAGAAAAATACAGACAACTTAGAGATCAAGGTTATTATCAACCACTTATCGGCGGTGGTGCAGCTCCATCTGGTGGCGCTGGTCGTCCAGCTGGAACCACTGGAATTCCTCAAACAACTAAGAATGTTAAACCGATAGGAACATCACAAGCTGAATTGGAAAAATATAGCGTGTCTAAAATAAAAGAAAATTTAGTTAAAGCTCAAAAATTAGAAGACGAAGTATCATCTAAACTAAGAGAGCTTCATAAGATTAAAAAGATGTCAAATCAACAAAAAGAGGTAGCAGCTCAAATAACTCATATTATTATTGCTAATGAAAATCCAGAGAATTGGAATGATAAAATATCAGATTATATTTCTAATCCAGTAGACTCAAATGAAAACGCAGTAAAAGAAGTTCAAGAGATTGCTTATAATCACCAACTTGATAGTTATATCTCAAGTATATTGAGACATAGTAAAGTTTAAATTTAAATTAATTTAAAGTGTACCACTGAGTAGTTGTAGTAGCTACAACCCTGCTCCTACTTCCAGCAGTTAAAGTTAATGGATTGTTTGCGCCTAAAGCATTAATTTGTGCGCTTGTGGCAGGATAAATATTAATTGTATTTGCACTATTATTTAATATTGTAATTTCCATTCCAGCAATAGCAGTTGGAAGAATAACTCCTACTTGACTTCCAGCTGTAGAACTAGTTACGTTATTTATGTCTTTACTTAGAAGTGCTGCTCCACCTTGAGTAGTTCCAGCTGCACCTAACGTTGCATTTATACTACTAATTGTATATCCATCAACAATCAAACTACCATCTGTTTTTAAAGTATTTGCTGCAGAACGATATAGATTGGCGTTGTCTGAACCAATTGTTAATCCTACATTAGCAGTTGTATTAGTTAATGCTAGTGTAGTTTTTCCACCATTAAAATTAATTATAAAATTATCATCAACAGTTAAAGTATTTGTTGTAGAACGATAAATAGCAGTATCTGTGCCAAGTATCAAAGCATCAGCAGCTGATGTAGCATTTGGTAGATTAACTGGTCCAGCGTTAATTGTGACCGTATCATTAGCATCGCTTCCTAAAGTAGTATTACCATCAACATTAAAGTTGCCTACAATTCCTAAATTATCATCTGTTCTTAAGGTGTCGATACCAGAACGATAAAGATTTGTATCTCCACCGATGGTCATTCCAACATTGGCAGTTGTATTCGTCAATTGAAGAGTGGTCTTTCCACCGTTGAATGTTGAAGCTAAATTATCATCAAAATTTAGTTGATTTGCGCCAGAACGATAAAGATTAACGTCTCCACCAATTGTCATTCCAACATCTGCTGTAGTATTCGTGAGTTGTAAGGTAGTTTTTCCACCATTATTTGTAGATGCAAAACTATCATCCGTACTTAATTGATTTACGCCAGAACGGTAAAGATTAGTATCACCACCGATGGTCATTCCAACGTCTGCTGCAGTATTAGTTAGTTGCAGCGTAATTTTTCCGCCATTATTCGTAGAAGCAAAGTTATCGTCTGTACTTAATTGATTTGCACCACTACGATAAATATTAGTATCTGTAGCTATAGTTAATCCAACATTAGCGGTTGTATCTGATAGTTGTAAAGTATCTTTTCCATAATTTCCACTTACTATCCATCTTAAATTAGATACCCAGCCACTATTAGGAGAAGCAGTCTTATAAAGTATTTCTTTGTCTCCTTGAGTTGATTTTAAAGTGATTCCACCATTTTCTGCTCCAGCATCATTTGAAAATGCTACAGGAGTATATGAACCACCACCAATTGGACTACCAGTAGCTACATTAAGTTCAATAGATTTATCTTCAGCTATAATTTGTGATACTGCAAATTGCGCGCTAGTTCCATAAACATTTAAATTTCCACTTACATTAAGGTCTCCATTAACATATCCAGTTCCGTCAACTCTAATATTTCCACCACTAACATGTAGTAATTGTACTGGATTAATTGTTCCAATACCAATTTTGCCTTGATTAAAAGCTGTACCTTCTACTCTATAATAATTCTCATGATATTCTGGAATATATGACATAGTTACCTTTTACCTTTCATTCTATTACACCAAAAACCAGCCACTTCCATTACTTAAAAATTCATAACTTGCAAATCTTTGATCTATCATAAATCCAGTAAAGAATAAGTCTATTTTTTCCGAACCAGTAGAGAATACCATAATATTTCCTTTACCTAAATTTTTCACAGTATACAATACGCCACTATTTTGATTTACAGGAGGAAGATATAAATTAGTGGTTTTCATAATTGGAGAATTTATAAAAGTATATCTTCCAGTTATGATTGCTGAAGTTGGATTACCATCTAGGAAGGTAATTGCTCTTCCTTCAATTCTTCCTGCTTCATGTGGTTGATAATCAAAATTACAATCTCCATTACAAAAATCTGGTTTTGCAATTGCTCCATCTTTTATAGAAATAGGAGCTATAAATCCACTAACATAACCACTTACATAGTTTACAGTTGGACTACCAATAGTATCCCAACCTAAATCGAGACCATATGGTTGCCATAAACCAATTTTATGAGTATAATTTATTCCGTCAGTGCCAACTACAGATTCTGTAGCATTACTATATGGATTTGCACTTGCATTATTACAATTTCCTTGAAGATCAGATGGAGTATAGCACCACATGCTACCATCTAGATTTCTAACTATAGCTTCTTGGAATATTCTTCCATGTAAAAATTGTCCAGTTTCTCCAATTCCAGTTGAAAGTACAATGTCGCCATCTATTTTAAAGTTTCCGCCAGATACTATTGCTCTGATATCTCCAGGTTGATTAACTTGAGATGGATTATCTGGAATATTATCGTATCTATTTTTATCATAGAATTTAAAGTAGCCGCCTTCTGTTGCATCAAATAAAACATTGCCACTTCTTACATGTATAAGTTCTTGAGGATTTTCAAATGGTAGTGTTCCAGAAGTACCAAATCCTATATTTCCATTTTCAAGAATTGTGATTTTACCAGAATTATTAGCGCCGATTTGCACAGCACCATCCATATTATTTCTACTTAATTTATATCCTGCATTGCCACTTTTTGGTATAGTAATTCCTTTTCCTAGTACAACAACATTATTTAAACCGCTTGATACTGTATTTATTAATCCATATACAAAAGCATAATTACTTTGAGAAATATTATTTAGTAAACCGTATATTCCATTGTCTACTCCAGTTCGAATATTATTTGATTTTCCAAAAATAACATTTCCATAAGATGCAAAATCTACATTTTCATCCATGTTTACAAAATTATATGAACCAAAAATATCAGTATAATTTGAACCACTTTGTATAGTATTATTATTTCCATAAGAATAAGATTCATATCCATAAATTTGTGAATTATTTCCATATATATATGAATTAGAATCATTTCCAAATGTAGGATTATTACTTGCTAATATGTTATTATTGCCAATTATTCCAGCCTGTAGAGTTTGACCACCTTGACCACTTCTTACTCTATTATAATCTCCGAATACTCGAACATCAACTATAGCATTTTCTATTTGATTATTTCTTCCATTTACATGACTACGGACACCAGAGTTAACATTTGTTTGTCCAAAAGTATAGGAATCAGTTCCAGTAGCGATATTATCTTTTCCAAATACGTAACCATAGATAGCACGATTTATATTTTGTAAACCTAATGTATAGCTATTTGCTGCTGATGGCTCTACAGTATTAGAATATCCAAATATAGCAGAATAATCCGCAGAAGAAGTATTACTACGACCAACTACAGTTGTCTGTTCTGCGTTTACTGTATTGCTCATACCAAATGTATGCGCAAAAGTTGCTGCTGAATTTATTGTATTTCCATATCCAAAAGTGGCTGGATTAATTGCGTTTGATAGATTTTCACGCCCAACAACGATTGCACCAGCTCCATTAGCTGTATTATTAAAACCAAAAGTATGAGTTCGAGTTGCGGTTGAATTTATCGTATTTCCATATCCAAATGTAGCAGAATTATTTGCATCTGATGCATTTCCACTTCCAACTATAGTTGCATTGTTTGCATTTGCTATATTTTGTAAACCGAAAGTATGGGTTCGAGTTGCGGTTGAACTTATTCTATTACCATAACCAAAGGTAGCAGAATCATTACCAGATACTGTATTACCTGATCCAAATATCTGCGCGCGTGAAGCTGTAGAAAGAGAATTTCCATGGCCATAAACAACAGAAATATTTGTATTTGTTATTTGATTTCCTGAGCCAAATGCATGGCTATGATTTGCTGCATTTAAAGTATTATTATTTCCAAAAATACTTGAGTCGTGCGAAGAAAAAGATACGTTTCCTGTTCCAAATATAAAAGCTTTATTTCCACTTAGTTGATTATTTGTACCAAAAATTTCTGAATTTGTACCAGTTCCTACATTTTCTAATCCAAAAATATAAATTTTAGTTCCACTACTTAAATTATCTTCTCCTATTGTATATCCGCTTAAAGTATTTTGATCATTATCGTAACCAAATACATATCCTCTAAATCCAGAAGCAATATTTCTTTCTCCAACTATAACTAATTTTTCTCCATAAGAATCATTAATTCTTCCAAGAATTGTTGTTTCATAACCATTTATTGTATTAGTATTATTTTTACCTAAGATTATTACTCTTTGGCCGCTATTTGTATTATCGCTACCATAAATATCTGAATAATAACCAGAAGCAGATACCGCATTTCCTCTTCCAAATACATTAGAAAAATTACTATATAATTGTAAATTTAAATCTTTGCCTACTGCGATAATATCAATACCAGTTACTTTTGAATTATTACCAGCAATCCAATTGCCTGTTCCAGATACATTCAAATGTTGACCAACTACATGATTATTATTTCCATTTACAGTGGTATTTCTTGAAGCAATATAATTGCCACTACCACTACTTAAAATTATATAGTCTCCGAGTAAATAATTTTCTACACCTAGTCTTTCTATTCTATTATATGCGCCAAGAGTAAAATTTATATCACCAAGTCCAGTATTACTATGACCATAGATTTGATTTATTAGACCAGAATTTAAATTTAGTCTACCATAAACATCTACCTCTATTCCACTTACGTCATTTTGTAATCCGTATACAGAAATTTTTTCTAGCGCGCCACTTTTTATTCTTATTAAGTTACTTCTTCCAAAAACTAAAGAATTTTTACCACTAACATGATTTAAATCTCCATAAACTAAATTATTTGCACCTGCCTCAGTTGAGTTACCTACATAATTATGTTTTCCAACAATAAATGATCCAGTAGAAAAAACAAAACCAGTATTATAATTACCAAATATTTTTACCTCATCTGAGTTTAAAATATTATTATGGCCATGAATATGATTATTCGTTCCAGTTATATAATTATTTTCACCAACAATTGTAATATTATTTCCATTAGCGCTATTTCTAGAACCAAATATTTCATTTCTTGGTCCATCATTAACATTAGATTGTCCAATTGTTACAGCGAACAATCCTTTTGTATTATTTGTATGACCTAAATCTGTGACTCCAGAATTTAATCCTGATACAATTCCAGAACCATTTAAAATAAAATTTCCATCATATACTCTTAGAACACAAGATCCAGGATGTGGTAAATTTGCATCATAACCACTTCCACTTATCATTAAGTTTCCGCTAATAAATCTATATCTACCATAACGATTGTTTAGATCATCAAGAATATATGGATCTAAATTATGAGTAATGAAATATGTATCATTTTGAAATCTATTTAAATTATCAAGAGTTACTTTATATGTAACTCCATCTTGAACTATAGGAAAAATATCTCCTGTTCTTGGGTATGGATTTTCGAATAACTGAGATATTTTCTTGTTTGCCATTAACTTTTCCTTTTACCTATCATAAATTTACACTTAAAATTAGTATAATACTTGAAGATTGCTAACTAAAAGATCATTGTCTTCTTGTAGTATATAACTTCCATCTGTAACATTTGCTCCTGGTAATGCAGGTAGATTTCCACTTTCAATTAATATAAAGTCTTCTATTTTTTCAATTCCTAAAACTCCACCAAAAAGTATTCCTTTATTGTAATTTTCTGGATCTATTTCTATTGTAAAATTAATTTTCGCTACTTTTTTTCCACCAATTTGATTTGAATAAGAAATTCCATCAAATTTACAATTTTGAAATTTATAAACAAAAGCATTAGGAATTCTATTCTCAAATTCACTAGATTGTTTTTGATCACTCATATTATAAATTACACTAAAATAATTCTATATAAATTAACCTTAGCCAGCGACCACACATCCATATCCATTTGGTGGTGGCACGGTATCAGAGCACCAACAGCAATCGGGGTCTCCGCATTCATATCTGTAAGTAAAACCAGTATCACAATCTCCACAATCCCCAATCCAAAACTCACTTGCAAAAGGAGGACACGGCATAGGAGTAGTAGTAGTAGTAGTAGTAGTAGTAGTAGTAGTAGTAGTAGTAGTAGTAGTAGTAGTGGTAGTCGTCGTTGTCGTACTCGTAGTTGTTGGAGCGGGTGTTGTGGTGCTCGTACTCGTTGTTGTCGTAGTTGTAGTTCCTCCTATACCACCTCCACTGCCTCCACTGCCTCCACTGCCTCCACTGCCTCCACCGCTACCAAAACCTGCTGGAAATGGACTTGCGGGAGATGGTATCGTAGTAGGGTCATAAACGCAAGAATTTTTACAAGATATTGATACATCATACTCTGCGTCTTCGCTAATTAAAGATGCAAGATCATCATATTGTTGATCACCAACAATCATATCTACTGAAAGATTAATTATTAATGGAAGATTAATCTCTCTATCAATTGGAAGTTTATAACCTATAGCGTCCATGTTTTCTCTTGCAAAATCAAAAGAAAATTGATATCCTTGGACCTTAACATCTGATAAATCTAATCCATATCCAGAACTATTTATTTCGACAGTAATATCTCCAGGTTGTAATGCTGCTATCGGATTTTTTGAATCTAATTCAGATGGAATATTAAATTTTACCCCAGTATTTGTTTCATAAGTTTTTGGATCAATGTATGGAGTATTTGCTCCACTTCCACTCATTTGAAATAACATATTTTCGCCAATATAATTAACTTCTGCAGTTACAAAATTTCCAACCGAGGCGCTTTGATTATAAGATGCGAGATAACAATTTCCAAATCCTATTGTTCTATTTGTTTGAGATCTTGAATTAGCGCTTCTTGCTATAAAAGTTTGATCATCTGGATTTATAAAGTCTTCATATAGATTTTCGTTTTGATTTTCTTTATCTTCAGAAATTGAAATAAAAATATTTCTTTTATCCTTTGTTGTCAATGGCCAATATGGGTCTGCTGTTATACATTCATACTCAGTATACTCCGAAGGATCAGTAATAAATTGATTATTAATTAAATCATAATTAACATCCTCTTCTCCCCATCCAGTAATTTCATTTTTATT